ACTGGCCTCATCAATAATCACAAGATCATTTCCTGCGCCAATAAGAGATTCAGGATGTTCCGCTGATTTTCCTTCAATAATAGAACCCCATTCAAATTCGATGTATTGTTCATTTAAAGATTTGCGGCGAGTAGGGAGGTTGTGTTTAATGATTAGATCATCATAGACGATTCTGAATATACGTTCCGAGGTTGAGTAGGTGGGTGCGACAATCCAAACATTTTTATTAGCTTGAGTAACTAGAGTTTCCGCCTCCCTAGCCGCCGACATGGATTTGCCCCATCTTCTACCACATGAGGCCACTATAAATCTTTTACTATCAGGTAATGCGTGAATTTTTTGCTGGCCTGCATGAGGTTCGTAATTTAAAAATTCAAACCATTTACTTTTATACGATGTAAGACTATCCATATACAGCTTTTAATTTACCTTAAAAATTTTTTTAAAGTATTTAAAAATAATACTTGCACTATATATGTTAGAGTTGTTATACTTGTTATAGATATGATGATTGTTTTTAAATATTTGGTTTATTTAATGATTCTGCTCTCAGGAGATGGTTCTTCTTCTGCGATCAGAGATTGTAATAATCATCAAAAATTAATTTCTAAAAATAAAATGGAGGCATCAATATGAAATTGACTTACTGGAAAATACAATGTCATGATGATAGCAATATTTATTCAATCAGGGCAAAGACTAAAAAAGAAGCTATCAGAGTTTATAAAAATATAATAACAAATGAGGACGGAACAATAAACGAAAGCAGAGCAGATTCTTTTAAAGAGTGGGGCGAGAAAAAAGCGTATGTAGAAAAGATTGTAATTAATTATGATGATGCATTTGATTTGGTAGATTTAATACATCAAGAGTGGGGTGCTGATAATTGGTCAGAAAAGAAATATGTAATAAAATAATTTGATTATGTACTTGCATGATATGTGTTATAGTTGTTATAATAGAGTGTTATGATTGTTATTAAAATAAAAAACTTGAGCGGCCAAAGACACGGACAAGGCTATTTGCGCGTGAAACAAAGCGGTGGGATGCGAGTGGTGATCTTTGGCTTCTCAAAAATAAATGGAGGAAAATAATATGGCTTTTATGAATCAAGAGAAAAAAAAGAGATTAGCTCCCAAGATTAAACAAATCTTGAAGAAGCATAATATCAAAGGAACTTTATCAGTTCAGGATCACAGTCAATTAACATTGACTTTAAAATCAGGCTCTATTGACTTTGGTACTGATTCAATAAATGAGTATTGGTACAAAGATCATTTTGCTGATAATTCTGCTGCGCTGGCTTTTCTATCGGAAGTTATCCCAGCAATGAATGCTGAAAACTTTGATGAGTCTGATCCAATGACAGATTATTTTTATGTTGGATATTATATTTCTGTTAGGATCGGCAGTTATGACAAGCCTTATGAGCTGATCGCAGATCAGGATAATAAAAGTTTTGAAAAAAATAATAATTTTGTTGAAACAGAAAACTCACCTTGGGGGAATAAAATCTATGCTTGAGAATACAATCAAAAATAAAGTTGGCGATTTAATTAATCAGGTCAAATCTAATTGCTTCATGCCAAATGCTAATCCTACCGCAAGGCAGGCATTTGGTTTAATGATGTCCAAGTTTTTCAAATGGAGCGGAATCTGTATTGCTGAGGCTGCCGTTTACGCGCTGCGTGATTCTAACTTTAGAATGCTTGCTGAAAATATTGAGACATTGATTGAGTATGAGCTAATGGATAGCGGCCAGCATGGCTGCGTAATTGTTAGCAAAAGAAGATTTGATCACTTAGTAAAAGTTGCTGAAGAAAATGGATAGGGTAAATCATGACTTCAGATTTCATGCTGAGATTCAATATGAGACTGAAAACGGCTTTTCTTTCGCAAATGCTAAAGGTAATACCCTTAGTGGATTTTTTGACGATTTAAAGGCCGTTTTGAACCGCTATATTAAAAATAATCGCGATCCTAAAGTAGTTGAGATCATAGATTTGAAATATTTACAAAAAAAATAAAGTTTTTCTTGCACTATGTATGTTATATGTGTTATAATTGTTATGTGATTATGAGACAAAACAAAGAAAGTGAGAAAAAAATGAAATTAAAGCCTAAATATATTAAGTATAAATACTGTAATGAGTGTAATGTTCATGCTCCAGTAGATGACGTTTGTTCAAATGTTTATTTAATGAAGCAATTCAAAAACATTTTTCTTTGCAATTATTGCGTTAAAAAAATTCAATCTTGGGTTGGATATAAAAAAGATATTTTGGGAGGTTAAAATGAAATATTACTGGAAAATAACAAAAGTTTTTATTGACAGCTTAAGCAAGGAAGTTGGGATCAGCTGCGGCGATAAGAACTTAAAAAGTAATTCTAAAATATTCACAATGTACGATGACGATAACAACTGTTATTATCAAGGCATGATCTACGGCGATTATACTGGCTTTGAGCCGCTTAATGATTTTGGAATGCCTAACGCTGGATGTACTTACATCAAAATGAATGGAAAGGAATTATAATGAAGTTTACAAGAATAGATCAAAATAATTATTTAGGAAAAATTCCTGATAATAGTGATTTAGTAATTACTGAAAGTTTTGATCCGATTGGATCGGCAATGTGGCTTAGTGGATTTGACGAAGTTGGTTTGTTTGATGAAATGTTTACTGATCCGATTTACGGATTTATAGGTTAAGTTACTTAATGCCTTGAATTTTTTCGCGGTTGCGTAGCTCCCTGATCCATTCCTTCCTGACATTCTCGCGCTGCCTACCACCTTTTAATGGCTTTAATCCTACAGCCTCAGCCCTACGCCGTAATAAATACGCTTCGTTCCTGCGTTTTTTGCGGTGCTGCTCATTATAACTTTCATCAGCGATCTCTTTTAATTTTTTATTTTCACGCTGCACACGCGTTTTAGGTTTGTCATTAATAGGATTTCTTGGCGGCAGTTGATCTATGTTTGTGCCAACCAAACCATCTGCAATCATTTTACTATCATCTTCATCAACTACCGCCTCATCAATATTACCCATTTTTAAAAACTTTTCAAAAGGGCTTTCAATCCTGACAGTAATTTTATCTTCCAGTTTACCGTAGTGTTTTAAAATTAAGGTAGCCGCTTGAACGTTTCCCTCCGATGCTTCGCGGATCATAGAATCAACCACTTGCACTAAGCGACCACCTGAAATCTCCATAAACCTATTATAGACTGCTTCATTAAACTGTGGATTCCTTTTGTATTTTCTCACAGTCTCAGGGCTAATATTAACCAGCTTAGCAACTTCGTTTGTTCCTATATTAGGATTTGCTGCCATTGTTTCGCATGTTAGTTGCTGCATAGGCGTTAATTTTTTTATATATGCTGGTAAATTACTCATCATTTAACATTTTACGCTGCACTTCAGCACATTTAGATAATAAACTATCAATATTCTCTTCCAGTATGATCTTATTCTTACAGTTATGCTTATAATACGACAATACTTCTATTAATATATTAATCTCAGATATTATTTTTATTCTTAAATGTTCTATTTTACTCATATATTGACGTTGCATAACTTAATTATAAAAAAGTTTATTTCAAATTGACGATATATTTCATATTTGTGCATTTGTCTATCCCACATAGAAACCTGATCAATCACCCCCATACCCATGCTATTATACATAATACATCTTATATGCCATATACATATACTGTAAGTATAGCAATATAAACACTTAGTATTTAAGCTATATTATAGATATGTTATATATGTAATAATGTCATACAATAGTAGCCTTGCAAAAGGCTCTCCGCAGAGGTAGTTGACCGATAAATCAATACATTTAAAAGCTAATACCATAATAACTTATAGCATGGATATAGACTCATATAGACAGCAATTACTAAAGAAGTATGCATTAGCACAGTATCACTTAGGTATTAAAACAACATTAGCATATAAGTTTAATCTATTAGGTAAACAGTCATTAGATAAAGTACCGATCAATAAATTAGAGAAGTTAATAAGCATATACAGAAAGCTATATAATCAGCGTAATAAGTGAGTTATCCACAATTTAATCTGCCTATAATATATATTTATTTATTTTATATATAACTCTTATATATATGTTTAAAGTTTTTTTTAAGGGTACATTAAAGTTTTCTTTAAACCACTTTATAATTATTTATAAGGTTTGTGCATAACTATGTGGATAACTTTTAAGGGCTAAACTAATTTACATTTGTTCTGTTCTTCAAGCGCACTTACATCGACACCCTCAGTTATTATCTGAGTAGCCTAGCCCCTAATCTTCTTCTTCATACACACCACAATGCTCCATACACTTACTGCATATATCAGTATATATTACCTTAGCATCACAGCACTCACTTAATTTATTAGCCATACTTTAGGCAAATAATGATAATTGAGCTATATGATCATGATATCTACTTGCTGCTTTTAAAAAATAATCTTTATCTATCTCACAACAAGTTAAGCTGAAGCCCTGATTATGACATGCAA